TTCATCTGCTGCTTTATCTCCTTCAGATTCTGCAGCACTTGACATCGCTCCAAATAATTTGGCAAACCATAACGGAGCTTCTTTCTGCAAAGTTCCTATAGCAGCACCTATAAATTTAGGTATTGTATCTAAGAAGAATTTTTTCAAAGACTCACCAATTCTTTTAAGCGAATCTTTTAATTCCGGATTTTCTTCTTTATACGCATCATCAATTTGCTCTCCTATGGATTTCTTTCCAGTCATAGCATCTATGATAATTGTTACAATATCACCGATCCAATTTAGTGCTGTAGATAATCCATTCAGTATTGCCGGACCAATTGATTTAAATGCATTAAGAAATCCTTCTTTAATTCCATCAAGAAAAGACCAAGAATTAGGTTTATTTTCATCGTCAACGGCCTTCTTAGTATCTTTTTTCATTTTATCAATATATCTGGAAACATAAGCTCTTTCACTATCAGGAAGTAATTTAAGATTTTCTTCTAAAGGATCTTTCTTTATAAAAAGACCTTTTATAAAATCAAAAGCTTTTTTAATTGCTGCTGGAATATCTATTGTAATGGCGTTATAAATAACTTCGCCAAACTGTTTTACAGATTTTCCAACTTCACTTTGCGGCTCTGATCCGGTAAATATTGCAGAAAAACCTTCAAAAATTTCAGATGCTTTTGTGGAAATCGTCTCCCAAGCTCTCGTAAACCAAGCTGGTAAATCGGTTTTGAAGAACTCAATTACGGCTGTCCCAACATTCGCTACAGCGAGTTCACGTTCATTTTGCGGTATTTCGCCGGTAAAAGCAGCATGTAAGCCGTTAAATACAGTAGATCCAAGACCCCCCAAAGCTGTAAAAGCTTCTCGAACAAATGTTGGAAGAGTGTCCATAAACAACTTCTTTATTCTTTCACCAACAGATTTTATAGCGGTGATTAATTTAGGTTCTTCTTGGTCTTCTCCTTCTTCTGCTGACTTTGCAACTCCTTCGGTCGTACCTGCAACAAATTTTCCAGCTTCTTCAGTAACATCTTCCTGAACCTTTTTGCCTTCTTCAGCGAAAGCTTCTTGAACACCGATGCCACTAATCCATGTGCCGAGATTACTGATTAACTTATCAATCTCAGTAATGGCAATTTCTATGCCGTTTGCAATCCACACAGGAAGATCTTCCCAAATGTGAGCAATTGTTTCTCCAAGTTTTTTAACAAATTTCTGCCATGCTGTTAATTCCGGAGCAGCTCCGGAAATAGCATCAGGTTCTATTGCTTTTTCAGTTTCCTGTGCTGCTTCTTCTGATTTTTCAGACGCTTCACCAACGATCGTATTGTAAAGCTTGGTCCAAATCTTATCAAATTCAGTAGTAGCATTACCTATAAACGTTAAAACTGTATTTGGAAGATCCTCAGAAATAAACTTTCCTACGGTCTGTCCAAATTCAATAATAGACTGACCGATTGGACCTTGCTGGGCATTATCTTTATTCTCTCCGGTAAAAATATTAGAAATCGTAATTGGTAAATTGCCAATAAATTCAAGGACCCAATCTAAAGCTTCCTTAGCTTTTACGCGAATCCATCTAATACCTTCGGCCACTTTATTAGCAAACCATTCTGTATTCTTATCAAGATCATCTGTACCAGTAAAGAGTCTAATAACCTGATTAAAAATCTCTCTACCAATATCAGAGATCGTTGTTAAAATACTATTAAGATCAATTCCTAAGAATGGTTTCGCAATAGCGTCAGTAGCATCTTTTCCGGTAACATCAGTATTATCTTCTTTACCAAAGATAGCGTTTACAAGTACAGAAAGAATACCGCCAGCACCTTTTATTCCTTTTTTTATGTATTCTGGAATATTACTAATGAATTTCTTGATCTCTTTAATTACTCCATCAAGCCATTTACTAAATCCAGTTTTATAGCGGACTGTAATATCTTTATATTTAAGTCCACCTTTACCGTCGGCAACGGAAATCGTTTGACGAATCTTTTTACCAAATAAAAATTCATCAAGAGATTTATATAAATTAGTTGCAAAATTACCAATTCTGGAAAAAGCAGTACGAATTTTATTAGGAAGATCTTCAAACCAATGTGAAATGGATATACGGGCTCTCGCTATGAAATCTTCAAATCTTGGAGCAAAAAGAAAATCAGGATTTTCAACCCACTCACCATTTTTATTTTCACGAACAACAACATTAGGATCGGTATGGGGTTTAAACCAATAATCAAATACCTCATTCACCCAATTCGTAATAGTTCCAACACCTTCAATAATCCTTTGAGGAAGACTAGAGAAGAACCCTTTAATATCAATGATTGCTTGATTTACCCATTCACCAAGAGGTGTTAAAATTGATTCGGTTTCAGCTTTATTATCGGTTTTATCTAATTCATCTTTAAAGAACAATTTCCTAAGTGTATCATAAATATTGGCTCCGAACTCCGCAACACGACTCGGTATGCTTTTAATAAAATTGCCAACATCAACGATCGCTTGATCAACCCATTTCTTAGCGTCTTGCACAAACTGATTTGTATTGAAGAAATTAATTAATCCTGAGAAAATTCCACCATTTTGATTTTCTGCTTTCTTCTCGCTCTCATCAGTTAATCCAAGAAGATTTCTAATATCACTAATCAGCGATCCAAAGAATTCTTTTACTGCACCAAGACCAGTTTTGCAAGCTTCTTTGATACCCTCAAAATCATTCTTAATTCTACCAAGAACGCCTTCTCCATCTTTTAATGATTGAGCAGAATCTCCATTAAAGAGTTCCATTAATATACCAACAAGATCGGAAATAAAAGATACATTAGCCCCAAAGCTATCAACAGCCATTGAAACAAAGAAAGCTGCGACATCTCCAAGAAATCCCACGACTTTTTCAAGAACTTTCGATACTGGTTCTAATGCCATCTGCAAATTAACAATGATGTCATCAACGCCAATCATACTATCAAAGATAGATCCTAAAGGCGTTATCATTTTACCAAATGCAGAAATTACTGATCCAGCTACTCTAGCAACAATCCCAAAAACTTTTGCCAGATTTCCTAGAATTGATCTTATTTTTTCAATTCTTGTTGGCCCGTTTTCAAACATTCTACTATTCATCCATTCGTTGAATCTTAAAGCGGATTCTTTTACATTTATTGAAAAATCACGAATTGAATAAGTAGCATTTAATAAACTTTCTCCAAAAGTATTAGAGTTAGGAAGGATGTCTTCAAATGTCTGAATAAGAATACCTAATGAGTCTGTAATATTTAGAATTGTTTGCCTAAATAATTCTCCTCCAGTATGTTTTCCTTCGGCATTTAAAATATTCCATGTTTCTAAAACGGCATTTCGCCATTCACCAATCCGATAAATAGATTCTGCTAAATCCCCTTCCGTTAATTTTGTAAAGAAATCAACAGCTTCATCTAATTTACCGAATAAATTTTCAAATGTAGTACTCCAACCTGTTGAAACAACGTCTTTAAGAGTATTAATCACGTCGGTGAAACTTCTTGCTTCCCGAGCGGCTAAGTAAGAATCTACAGCAATCTCGCCAAAGTCTTTCTTAGCTTCTTCAATTGCTTTTTCGCGATCAACTACTCCGTTTTTGTCAGTCCATTTCTTTTTATATTCTCTAAATGCTGTTTCGTCGAAATAAAACTTTTTACCAAATAATATGTTCATTGCTCTGGTGTTCATATAGTCATACTTCAGCATATCAGTAGCATTCTTAATTGTTACCTTTTTACCAGCTTTTACTTTTTTATCTGTGGTACTAATTGTCTGATATACACCATCGCTTAATTTTTTCAAAGTACCGGCTTCAACAGCTGCCTCTAGCATATTTTCTTTAAATTTTTCAGTTGTCATATTTAAAAGTTCGAGGCTCTTATAATCCGTATAATTTAAACTTCCTTTAGCATATGCCTGAGACAAATTATAAAAAGCTCGTTGTGCTTCGGTGGCATTTACACCCGCATTAGCACAAGCGTTAGCAATACCTTCAACACTTTTTGTTGCCGTATCAATATCGACACCCGCTGCTCTCATTTTACTAAGGGCATCGGTCATTTGACTTAATGAATATGAAGTCTGATCAGAATATTCCCTTAATTTATCAATTGCACCATAAGCAGAACCTTGGGATTCTCCAGCAGCCATCATCATACGAACAGAAGTTAACATCTGCTCATATTTTGACATACCTGCTCCAACTTGATCAGAACTGATGCTTCTAATAAAACCGGTGACGCTTTGTTCCATCCGAAGAAAAACACCAGCTACTTCATCAGCAAGTCCGCCAAGGATCCTCTGTTTAATCATTCCAACGAATGTAGTAAACCGATCAGTTAACTTTTCAAGAGATTTGCTCATCGAGTCTGTGGAGGCTTCTGTCTTCTCTGCCAGCTCTTTGACGCCTTTCGTAGCATCCTTCAAATCAAGACTTTTCTTTAATTCGTCAAGCTTTTTAATTGTTTTATTTACGCCTTTTTCAAAATCCGAAGCGTCAAATTTTGCAGCTACGATCCGCTCGTCAATATTATTCGCCATTGCGTTTTACCTCCTCCCATGCTTCTCTAGCCATCCCTTGAAAAACTTTTTCAATGGCTGGGTTAATGTAGTCAATACCTTTTACATACCCGCCGTTTCTAGTAGCATGGCCATACTGTAAAAGAATTGCCACATTAGCCCAGTCATTGACAACGTTCGTATTTGACCAAACAATCTGATAGTTTCCTCGTTCATCTTTTACAATGTCATAAACCCAACTATCAGCAGTTTTGCCGCTGTCTTTTGGAGTTGCTTCTTTTAAAGCTTCAACTCCGCGTCTTCCGTATTTTTCAAGAATTGGACGAACCAAAGGACTTATATGGAGAGATTTCACAAGGAATCTTTCAAGATTATTAAAACCTCCCTTGTGTTCGAAATTAATTTTCATTTCTATCCCTCCAATTATTAGTTTAATCCCATGGCCTTCTTTCTAGAATTATTAAGAGCATTATTCATAGCATAAATTTCTTGCCTACTCATTTGCTGAGGATTACCCTTAGCATTGCATACTTTAATTAGTGTAAGCAACCTATTTAAACGCCATTTTTCACACTCGAAAGGAATGCCATTACTAATCATCCAATAATAAATTAATTCAGAAGTAGGAATTTCTGATTTTCTACTATTTGATTTCCGTAAATCTATCACGGTTGTTGCCGTGGCAGGATCTAAAATATATGCTTCTATCTTCTTGACGTTTTCGTGCCCTAGCAAAGCATAAGCTTCTTCAGGAACATCCTGATTAATCGTCATGCAACGAATATAATCAATAAATTCCGCAGGGGTTTTTTCTTTATCAGTCAAGAAAGGTTTTTTCCATTTTTCTTCCCATTTTGAAATGGAGATAAGAGAATGCTCCAATTTCAATGTACAAGCCTTGCAGGAAAGAAATTCGCTAGTACTCTGATCAAAAAATTCCTGTTCTGGAAGTTTGATAATCAGCATTCTCTCATCCTCTCCCTATCAGGTTAAAAGATGTACGTTACCGTCTTCTACAGAAGGTTCTGCATCTTTCTTGTCAATGGGTGTAAGAGCTCCTTCGTCTCCACGCATGTCCTCAGGAATCAGACCGTTAATAAATGCGGCAGCCTTCTTCGAATCAGACAGAAGTTCCATATACAAAACATTATAAGCTTCAGTCTGACTAAACGCAGTGGACAGTTCTTCGCTCTTAAAGAACCTACGACCATCCGGAGATTTCTCGCCATAAGCCCTCAGAATAATTGTCTTGAAAGACTTCATAATCTTCGGAATGTCCTGTTTTTCCATCATATTTTCAAGTAACTGACGCATTCCTCCAGTTACTTCGGTTTCCATTTCAAGCAGTTCGGTTTTAGTCAGGTTAAAATAAAAATTTTCCTGACGCTCAACACCGTTATAATCCGTATATTTAATCAGTTTCTTTAACATATTGGTTCCCTTCCTTTCTCTTTGTGACCATAAAAAATAGTAATTGGAAATAAGGAGAGCACCTCCGTGCTCAGAAGTGCTCTCCTATAAGTATTAGTTAAGCAGCCATAGCGTCAAGAACTTCATCGGGACTGGGAAGAGTAGGAGTTAATTCAGTCTTCCCGCCATCCTCGGCATCACGACCGTAAATTGTTTCAAGCAGAGCATCAAGTTTAGTCTTATTAGCCTTGGTGCTATCAATCGTGATTTCACAAGTGGGTTTAAACCCAGTTACAGACACAGGAGTGCTGTTTGCTTCCCAGCTAAAGCTAATAGCATCAGGGTTCTCGTTAATCGTGGTGTATCCACGGCCAGAAGGAGAAGCAGTACTATTATAGATAATATGCAGCTTAAAGCCCTTATCCATACCAGGATGCTCTGCGTCGCCAATCTGGGACTTATAGACAAGACCGAATGCCTTACGGCTCTGCTGTCCCAGGAACACACCGTCTTCAGCTTCCTTGCTGCCGTCACATTCCGCCCATTCTTTGGGATAAGTGTACGCTTCAACCGTAAAACCGAACTTATCAGCAGAACGCATTGAAGCATACTTGATGTTATCCGCATACAGGTCGGTAACATCGGCACCGCTGGGATTCTCATTAATAGCAGTTACACCATTCCAGGCAACGCCGGTTTCATAACCATTAGTGCTCATCGGAAACAGAGCAACTTCACTTACACCGGATTCGATCTCACGCTGACCGATGCCATGCCAAGTCATTTTACCCATAGGATTATACCTCCATTAAAAATAAAGATCATACGCATGATGAAATAAGCCATCTGATGTAAAATTACGATTCAAATGGCAATAGTCCAATTCCTCAAGAATATCGGGCATTGGATCATCTGCGTCTTGTGTGATGTACGTCAATCCATATCGTTTTAAACCAATATAGGTTTTGTTATCAGCTTTTCGCTGAGCATAACCCTCGAATTTATAAACAATACATGGATATTTAAGTTTGAAGGATTCTGGAGGATCGAAAAAGACATTGCTCGTTCCGAGAGTCGCTCTAAGAATCCTATCAAGTTCAACTCGAGACCGGGCCATTATACAATCCTCCAATCGTGAGAATTAGGCGGGGTCTCTGGATCTCAATATTAGTGATAGTCCAGAGATCGCCACGCCATCTCACATATTTCATTGCACCCATGTTCTCATTTGCATAAGAATCGGCAACAATGCTGATGATGTTGTTAATGACCAGATTATCGTTTGTCCCGCTACCATTTTGATCCCAGCGACGATTATTCTTCATTACGTCTCCGTAATAAGTGCGTTCAGATGTCTCTTCGCGCCATACGCTAGGGTGGTTAATCGGATCGTACTCTACAGTTTTTACGAATCCGACGGTTCCATGAAATCGGGCCATTCAAACCACCTCAATTATTATCACTCGCCATCGTCGGGAGTTTCAGTGGTGGTTTCTTCCGGCTGCGGATATACGGAACCGCCACGCTTCGCCCAGGGCTTCGGCTTCATGGAAGGCTCGATGTCCAGGAACGCAGGAGTCGTATGAGCAGCTTCGATAACCAGAGCAGAGAACGGCTTCACCAGAGCACCGCTGCAACGGGTTTCGATCAGATACTTCTGCTGGTTGTAGTCGATATCGAAGTCATCGAACATATTCACACTACCGCCCTTATCAGCACCAACGTTATAGTCCTTCAGATTGACAATGATGCCCAGCAGATCATATTCGGTCGTTGTAGAACCGACAGTCTCGCTACGAGTACCAGCCTGTTCAAACACAGGAACTGTGATAATATCGTTCACACGCAGAGCAGTCGCCAGAGCCTGCTTGGTCGGATACAGGAAATGTCCAATACCATCTTCAAGAAGCAGCATTTCGGTAAGAACAGACTCGGTCGTGTAGAAGTTCGGATTACCGGAGCCACGATACTGAGCACGAGCCTTAATGATTCTCTTGATCAGACTCTTCGCATGGGGCACACCCTGTTCGGCGGTCACCGGAACCTTGATGGAGAACAGATCGTCATCCTTCCAGATAGAACGAATATGGCTGTCCTGAATCTTGTCATCGGAAGAAGGATTGCGGCCATCACCGATCAGGATAGCACGAGCAATTTCCTCATCCAGCATCATCCGCATTTCGCCCTTAATCCAAGCGACAACATCGAAGTCGGTGATGTCGATAACGTCATCACGATCCAGCTTCTGCTTTTTGTAAATGGTCTGAGGATCAGTCGTCCGCTTGAGCAGCGTGAAGACTTCTTCCTTCTTCCGGTTACCCTTGATGTAACCCAGCGCGCGAGCTTCGTCTTCAGTGATGTCGGCGAACATGCTCTTAATGCGACTGAAAGGAGTATGATGCACAGCAGCCATAACTCCGGATACCCAGCCCGTGTCCCGCTTAATGAACTCGGGCGGATTATTTAAATTTTTGTATTCGGGGAACAGCCAATCGATCTGATCAATACCATATTCAGCGGTATGGGCCAGAACCGAATCACGCAGGCTGCCGCTCTTCTTAGCATCGTTGAAAATCGCTTCGGTTTCCGCATGAGAAAGAGTGTTACCCTGGGCGACATTCGCATCGCCTTCGAAAACATTACGCTTCATTGTGTTACCTCCAAACATAGACTGAGCAAGAGCTTCGTCGTATTCTTCATCGTCTTCGTACTCTTCCTCATCATCTTCATAATCTTCAGGATCAAAGTCGTCATCTTCGTCATCGGCTTCGTCGTCTTCATCCTCGAAATCTTCGTCTTCTTCGTCGTAGATTTCTTCAGAATCTTCATCCGACTCTTCGGAATCGTCTTCGTCATCGATTGCTTCCATGACATCAATCTGACCCTGTTCATAAGCAGCCTGTACAGCAGCACGCTGCTCGTCAGTCATACCCGCAAGGATCTCTTCAAAATCCATAGGTTCATCCTCCTCGTCAGATTCACCGTGAGAGAGCTCAACAATACTTCCTTCACCAGGATAAATCAGAGCTTCTTCATCATCGGTGTCATAAGTTCCATCACTGTGAGCAAACGTAAGATTCTCAATACGAGCCATCTTATTTGCCCCAGTAAGCACAATGCTCACTTCACGAATCTGACCGTGGACAACATCTCCGCCATGCTGTACAAGCTGATTAGCATAAATACTCAGGGCATCAAGGTCACCATTGCCAAGTGATTCTTTAGTGGCCTGTGCCTTAGGATTCCGGTTGAACCAACCATAACAATAAACACCTTCATCGCGATTTTCGAGAAGGCAATGACCTAAGACGTTCTCCGGATCGTTATGCTGATGCTGAAAAACAAGCGGCACTGTCTCTCCGTCGTTTTCAATAAAAGCATTACGCCGAATAGTTCGTCCATCGGTGCATTTAACATTGTTTACGGTCGCCCAACCTGCAAAATCATACGGTCGATTTTGATTAGGCATAAGCTACCTCCTGTGATTAAGCTGAAGAGCGTTTAGGAACAGCCTCTTCTGGTTGTTTATTACCATTTTGACTGTTATACTCTTCTGCTAAATCGACTATTTCATTGTCGGACAGTCCTTTCAGATCGTCCTCATTGAGACCGGCATTCAATAAGGTTTGCCTTGCCTCGTTTAATTCATCAGGATCCACTGGTTCTTCTTCGGAAGGATCTCCGGAGTCCATTTCCTGAGGCATGTTCGGGTTACGCAGTTCATCCGCCTTAGGATCATCAGCAGGAGGAAGTCCAAGCTTTGCACGAACTTCGTTAGCCGTCATGATCTCATTACGGATAAACTTATCGCCCAGATCTGCCATCTTATCAGCAGGAACCAGCTTAAAGTGATCCTGGAAATACATGATGGATTGACCCTGAGACCTTGCCGTTTTGGTCAAGAACTTACGGATCATCTCATCACAAATAGCATTAAGAATTGTTTCAATCGTTCCGCTATAATAACGCAGCATGGTTTTCTCATCGGCAGTTCCATAGAATACTTCCATCGGAATACCAAGCTGTCCATATAAGAACTCTGTAAACCATTCAACCTGCTCTTTGAAGTTGTTTTCGACGGCGCGATTTAACTGCGTAATCTTTTCTGTTGCGTCTGCATATGCGACACCATACTTAGATTTCGAAAGCTGCTCTTCAAGCTTTTTACGCCGCCGCTCCGCTTCAATCATCCTCTGTTCGGTACGAATCGTATAAGGAAGCTGGACAATAATATCAAGCTTACCAGAACTGTTATTTTCGTCCGTAAGATCCAGAAGATTAAGTTTGCGGATAACACGTTGAAGTGTCGAGTTTGGCTCGTTCATTACACTGTAAAAAGGATTCTCGATGATTGCACACATCTTCTTAGGAACGATGATTTCTTCCTTAATCCCTTTTTGCTCATTGAACAGGAGCACTTTAATATCGTCCGGATACCACTGAGTGATTTTACCGGTACGCATGCTAAGGATATCAAAGCCTCCGGTTTGTTTAGGACTTACATCCGTATCTACCGGAACAACGGCTACGCATCCTTCATCAAACATCGAAACAACAACGTCTCGAATGAAATCTCTAGCGGTTTGATCTGTGTTTGCAGATACCGATAGACAATCATTCAAAGGAGATTTAATAATGTCGATCAGTCGGCCCTTATCATCGGTACGAACATGGCGAATATTAATATTAGCTACGTCAATAGCGATGCGCGTGTATGCCGCTGTGACAATTGACCGTTCATTTCCTCGTGTCAACCGAACTCGATCGGGGCGATTGGCACTGCTATATCCGACGGTCAGCGGATTCATACCCTGAAAAGGATCTGATTTGTTTCTAAAGGCATTCCACGCATGTGCAAGCCTCTGACCTAATGAGGGCATCCAATCACCTCATTTTGAAATTATTTACGGCGACGCTTATTACCCTGACGCGGCTGTCCGCCGTTCGCATATTTCGTTCCCTTGAAGGACTCATTCATAGCGCTACGGAACTTGGCAGCACGTTTCTGAGCAGTAGCAGCCTTGTAAGCATTACGAGCAGCGCCAACAGCAAGACCGGCACCAATAGCACCAGCACCAATACGAGCGATGGTGTTGTTAGAAACACCACTAAGGCGCTTTGTATATTCGCTTGCCTGCTGTCCAAGACCGTGACGACCAGCTGCGTTCTGCAAAGAAGCAGCTGCTCCACTAGCAAGAGAATTACTCTTACCCCATTTATTAACAGTCTTTGCAGCATTAAATCCTGCTTTATGCAGAGCTCCATGATTTGCACCGAACGTCTGCATAGACGAACCAGCTCTATTCATACCAACAGAAACAGCCGTAGAAGCCCTCTTTAAAGGATTGGATTTACCAGGGGTACGCCCATAAGCGCCAAGAGCACTACCAACAGATTTAAGTCCTCCGCCAATAGCACGACTAGCTTTCATACCGGCTCCACCAGCAGCAGCAATTCCTCTAGCAACACCACCGGTACCAGCAGCCGCAAGTCCACCAGCAGCCGCAGCACCAGCGCCCATCAAAGCAGCCCGACGAGCGTACTTCTTAGAATTACTAGCCTGTTTTTCAAGCTTCGCAAGCTTCTTCTGAGCTTTAGCATACTGACGGCCTAAACGAGCAGAATTACCACTCGCGATAGCGCGACGAACGCCCCACTTCATACCACGAATGCCGTAATGCGCAAGATATTCATCACTACGCTCAACAGCATACATAAAATCGTTATTAGACATAATATTATTCCTCCATGTCATTCAAATGCATCTCGATATAATTTGTAAGCGACCAAAGCGTCCATTAATGCCGCAACCGAGTCAATCTTTTGCTCGTGCCGCTTCTTAAACAATTTACGGTTACCGTTCGTATCTTCGAGGGTAATACAGTTACCCATCGTGAATGACATCATTTGCTGGTCAAATATTAGCATGCGATCTTCTGCCAGCTTCTTAATTTCGCCCAATGGTACGGACTCGGTTCTCGCTCCTTGCGGAACCTTGACAATGCCGAACGGCCCATTATTCTGTTCCCATCTCTCGATAAATTCTTTTGCATAATATGGGTCGTAACCAACCGACTCCACCTGATATCGAGAATTATCAATAAACGCTTGCAATTCATCATAAACATCTGGGATTTCCAACATGGTCCCTTCCATAATAACGAGAGTTCCTTCATTAATGAACTCTTCATATTTCTGCCGCATTGCCAAAGGCAGGTTTGCAAACGTTGACGAGGTAATATAACATCTCGTCTTAGCACCAAATGACCCATCGCCGATTGGGAACAGAAATGTAAAGGCGCAGAAGTCGTCGCCTCGAGACAGGTCGACGCCCATTGAACAGCGCATATTCCAGAAATCTCTTTTGCGATGAGGGAGGGTTTCTTTATATGTAAAGAAGTAAGTATATCCCTCGCATGGTATGCCGAATCGTTTCGCCAGTATATCATTCTTCGTCGACGGCGCTTTCTCTGCTCTTTCGACATCTAACTGGTATGCTTCATAAGTGACAGTCTTGCCAAGATTCGGATTGGCTTTTACCCACATGCTCGGATTAGCGACTTCTTTAACGTCGTCGAGCCTATAATAGAAAATAGATACGTGTGGGTTATTATACTCGCCCCTCAGGATGCTCATCAGTTCCATTTTGATGGTATCTCCGATGGAGTTCCGGACAACGCCTTCAGAACTGGTGCAGACGATCAGATAATCATCCAGTTTGGAAGCACCTTGCTCGATTGCACCAATGACGTCTTCACGGATATCACCGGACAGCCATTCGTCGATGGTTGCAACTTTACAGCGAAGGCCCTGAAGTTTGTCAATTGACATTGGGCGAGTTTCCACAATAGATCCAGTAATAAAATTCTGGATGCCCATTTTTGTGGATGCTAGCTTACAGCGATCTGCCTTAGAACCTGTCGTATTCTGTAGGGATCCTTCTGTAAGGAATTTAAACAAAGGCCCACGAGCTCTCGTAATAGAGGTTCGAATGGGAGCCAG